TGCAGCTATCTCCGTCCAAGTCGGATCTTGTGTGGGTGTAATCTCAACCCAATTTGGATTCTGGCTTGGAACTATTTGGCCCCATACCAAAACATTTCCTAACTGTGCCTGAGCCTGAACACCAGTTAGATAAACTTTTGCCTTGCCTATCTGAGTAGTGGAACCTAGACCCGTGGTTCCTTGAACGCCAGTGACATTTACCTCAATTACCAGATCAACAGTAGCAGTGCCAAGGGCTGTTGTCCCCTGAACTCCGGTAACATTGACCGTAGCAATACCAGCTACTGTCGGGCTTCCTATAGCGCCAGTAGCTTCAACGCCAGTAACTGAGACATCTACTGTTGTAACTGGGCCAGCAGTACCTAGAGCAGTGGTTCCCTGAACTCCAGTGACCGCAACTATAGCGTCAGCTTCAACAGACGGACTTCCTACTTCTCCAGTTGCTGCATTACCAAGGACATCAATAGACCCATCGCCATTGGCTACAACATTGCCAAGAGTAGTTGTAGCCTCTACTCCAGTTACAAATGTTGTACCGCCTAACTGTAAAGATACAGAACCTAGCTCTGTAGATCCTTCGACAGAGATACTGTCTTGACCAAAAGCAAGTTCACCCCAACCGGCTCTGCCCCAACCGTCTAAGTAAACAGTGACATCCCAGACAGCGTAGTTAGCAATACCAGAAGCAGAAACTCCGGTTACACCAACTATTGCATCTGCTTGAGCGGCAGCAGTTCCTAAACCTGACGTACCAGCAACTCCAGTGACGCTAACAAGAGCATCACCAGTTATTGATACCGATCCTACCTGACCAGTTGAAAATGGAAGTGCTGGGCTTTCGCTCCAGCCGTCACTGCCCCAAGTGTCATACCCCCACCCTGTAAGAGGGACAACAACATTTGCCATTAAGCTATACGGATAATCGCGTTACTAGCATCTGCTGCGGGAAAGACAATTGTAAAATCACCAGCGGTAGAAGTTTTGTCTGCACCGAAGTCTAGAACAGCAATAGCTTTATTAGACTGAGTGCTGTTGTAGATCAAAGCGCCACGAGCAGTGATTGTTGCGGTAGACCAAGTAGTATCATTAAAGTCTGTGAAGGCGGTAGTACCAGAACTGGTAGGAGCTACAGCAGTCAAAGAGTTTCCGCCAGCAGAATAACCAGTACCAGAAACTTCGTTTGTCGCACTGTACGCTGTAGTCGTAGCATCCAGAGTCGCAGAGCTAGTGTACAGGGCAATGTACATACTGTCAGCAGTGGTTCCCGCTCTAGCAACCGTGGTTCCAAATGCGTGTATACCGTTAAGAAGCTCCACCTTGAAGCTCGTACACATTGCTTGGGTAATAGCCATAATGGGCTTCTCCTATAGTTTACTTATAATGTCGGCTAGATCAGACCGACCTTGTTGCTTAAGCTTAGAGCAAACAGTTGTTCTGTCTGATCTGATAGCTTCATTCATATAGAAAATAAAGAGCTGCTTGACTCTGTCTTTGAACGCTAAGGCTTGAGCTTTGATAACCGGGTCTGCGGTGTCGCTGATGTCAATAAACTTTAGCATCGCCCTTTCAGCAAGTTCCTCTGGAGTGAAACCCCGGTTGCTTGTAGTAAGAACTTCAAAGTTTATTCCTTCTCTTGCATCACCTTCTACGCCCAGCATCAACCTCTCCTTACAAAGACAGCGCCACTTCTATAGTTATCTGTAGTGTTAAAGCCCTCACCCAATATCTTAAGCTGGGCAAGAGACTCATCAAACTTAGACTGATAGAGAGACATCATGTCCGGGTCTCCCTTGAGGTAGACATAGGCTTCTATCAGAGATCCATACAGCAATGCATTCTCTGCATTGTCTCCCAGCCAACTAGTACCAGAAGGATCTGTAGTTATAGAGGCTGGCTTGTATAGATAGTGAAGCTCAACATCAAAGTTAGCGTTTGGTGTTGGGCCAATAATAAAATTGGCATCATCAAATATGCCGTAGTACTTGGGTACGCCCTGAGTACTAGAGGTAGGAAAAGACTCTCTAATAAAATTGGCGTCCTTAAAAAGCAGATACTCGTATCCAGTATTGTCTATTGCCAAGGAATACTGAGACAGGAAGTCAGAAGGCATAGCCAAGTACTGATCGCCAATAGTAAGAGTTCCTGTGACGTTCTTCCTAAAGTCAGGGAGCTGCACCGTTCGGAGTATGCGCTCCTCAGCCTGAGTAATAAATGTGGGAAGATTGGTTACAAAACTAGTCTCAGTAGTTTGCAGATAGTCCTGTATAGCTGTCTTTAATGTCGTATAAGTCCAAGCCATTAGCTTATCTCTACTGTAACTCTGCCAACCTGCCCATACATATCTAGACCGACAAGACCAACAGGATTCCAAGAAAACAAACGCCTGCTTTCTGCCAGACCTCTATCAGGTCTAGGGTCTCTCAAAGCTTGCGGATCATCCATCCTGATTCGCCCAAGCTGTAACTGAGGCTGATCTTGATCAAGAACATCGCGCCCAACAAGCATACCGTTTGGTCTACCGTCTTCTATTTGAGGGACTAGATCCCTAAGCTTGTAACGGAATCCGGTTCTATCGCAGAAACCAAAAGCTTTCTTGCCACTAGCGTAACTGCTCATAAGTACTGATAGCCTCCCGGCACAACATACAAAGCAGCCTTCTCTCTGTCCGCGTCAGATGCCAGCTCCCATTGCTCGTCATAGACTTGCTTGAGCAAAGGCGCTCTCTCTGAGGCTTCAGGCTTCTTTACACTTACTTGGTAGGCAAGACCAGCAACAAGACAAGGAAGCCAGCGGGAAGGAACATCCATATTGTTTGAAGCTGGTTTGCCAGAATCTTCTATCCTCTGCATATAGTAATAAACCAGAGTATAGGTTTCGGCTGAATCAGGGACAGGCCAAAGATTTATGGCAATTTCAGATGGATCTTTTTCTATCCAATACTGAAGAGGTCTAGCCTGAGTCAGCTTGTTTGTGAGGTGTGAGTACTGACTAACAGAGATTCTCTGCATCATCAGATCGGACTGACTGCTTGTGTTTCCAGAGTCAGTTCTAATAAAAGCTTCAATGATATCCAGCTTGTCGGAACTCAGAGCATATCTGCTTGTGCCGGGAGTCAAAGTCTCAGATGCAGACTGCACCGTCCACAGGTTCAGGCCACGGTTCTGCCACTCAAGCATCATGAGGTCTAAGCTTCTACGGGCTGTACGATAGTCATACCCGCTCTTAAGCTCTACCCCTGCCCTCTCATAGGCTTCTTCAATTATGTCGCCTATATCGAGATTGAATGCATACGTTCCGCTGGTAGCCATTATCTGATCATACCTCTAGTAAGACCCCTTACAGCTCTGCCATCACCTCGGCCCACTGTCCCGCCAGTAAACTTCTTCTCGACGTTACCGGCCTCGGACATAGCAATAGCAACAGCTTGATCCCGGCTGGTTACCTTCTGGCCGGAACCGCTTTTAAGATCACCGGACTTATATTCCGACATGACCTTTTCAATTTTTCTTTTCTGAGCAGGTGATTGCATAATCTCTTTACCCATCTGCGCTCTAGAAATCATTACACATACTTCTTCTTTTGAGATTTAGGAGGACTCTTTTTGCTGCCACCAGATCCCGCCCAAAAGAACTTATCCGCCCAATAAGCCGGGCTACTTTTCCCTTTGGCTATATTCTTTGCGTGTCTGCTTTTAAATGCTTTGCGAGCTTCAGCAGAATAGTTGTGACCCATCTTCTGGTCACCAAACCTAATGATCTTTACTTTGTCACCAACCTTAGTGGCAACAACACCTTTCTTTGTAGGATGACTAGGTGTCCGCTTAGGCTTATTAAGACCACTAAGACCATACTTCTTTAGTTTCTTCTTGTCAGATTCAGAAAGACTCATTTCGTTTTCTTCCTACGAAGTGGTTTGACTCTCTTAGGTTTACCGGCTGGTTGACCAAGACGCTTCTTCTCAGCAACCTTTTTTCTTTTCTCTGCCGCGCTCATCTCCCCGGATGTCTTTGGGGTTTTACTAGAAACGCGCTTAGTTGGTCTACAGTAAGGCGTACCTCTCTTCTCGCCTTCACCTCGACCACAAGCTTTGCCAGTACGAACGTCCTTCCATTCTTCCTTGAACCAACGCTTTAAGGCAGCGCCTTTCTTGGTCTTACGAACTGCCACGAGAACTATTTCCCCAGTTAGCAGCACCAACCTTTCGGCACTTAGCTATTGCGCCAGACGCATAAGCAGACGGAAACACCTTGTACCTAGCTTTAACCTTCCGGTAGCAGGCATCTTTGGTGCTTCCGCCTTCATTAAACTTAGCGACTGTGCCGCCTTTGTAATATCTTCTCATGTTATGAGTAAGTCTTTACTAAGGTCAAAACAATAGTATAGGCATCTCCAGAAGCAGCGCCATTGGTTGTGAAGACTATGTCTCCATTTTTACCAGTGCCTGCATTATTTGGGATGCCAGTAAAGCCAGAAAAATCTAACTCATCAGAATAATTTTCTGGCAAGTAAGCAATCAAAGTATTAGCCGTAGCCTTGAAATCAATTCTAACGCTCATGCCGAACGTAACGTATTGAATCTTAGATACTACAACCCCGGTACAAGCCTTGCCTGTTTGGGGTTCGTCATTAAGAGCGGAAACATCAACCTTGACAACGCCTGATTCACCAGTGCCATCACTAACATTAGTGAATTTCATGACGGCAGTTCTTGCTCCGTCCTGAATAGTTTGGCTGGTTACAGTATCTGCCATCTACTTTCTCCTAATAAAGGGCGGGTCACCCCGCCCGATTATTATGCAAGGTTGTTGTTCTGGATGTACTTAACGGTTATGTAACCACGGCCAGTAGTTCCTGCGCTGGTCTTGGTAAAAATCGTTACGTCACTAGTACCAACATCCAACCAAGCGTCAGTGTCAGTAATAGTTCCAGTAGATCCCTGCTTGATTACATTCGCGCCAGTAGTCAGCGCCAAAGCAGTTAACAACTCAGTAGAGGTTGCAGATGTACCAACACTTAGATTCTGTGATGCACCATTACACGCGGTATTGATGTACATAGTAATCTCAGTAATTTGGCTATTTGCAGGGACAATAATCCCAGTGGATGCGGCTGTTGCAGATTGAGACCACGCTGCGGTCTGAGCCATCTCAACAAAGCCAACATTGGCGGAAGCGCCATCGCGGATAGTTCCAGCCTTAATAGGGCCAGAGAAAGTGGTAGTAGCCATATGAGTCTCCTGTCTTGGCTAGGTCTGCTTTCGCAGTCAGGAAAAAACTAGGGGGTAGAAACCTACCCCCCAGCAAGGTAGCTCGGTACGACTTACGAAGTACCGGGGGAGCCGTAGATGCCCAAAGGATCAGAGACACCGAAAGAGTAACGCTCACGCGCCTTGTAGCGCACGTTACCAGTATCGAAGTCACCGTCCATTGAAGTCTCAAGCGCAGTACGCTCGAAGTGCTTCATGCCATTCGGAACATCGGTAATCAGGAAGAAGGCATTGCTGTCAGTCAGGTAGTGATTGACGCTGTAACCTTCTGGAATCGAACCGTTGTTACGAAGTGCGTTGATGTCGTTATCGGCAGTACCGACTCGACCTTCTGTCTCCAGCAGTCGAGTAGCAACAAACATCAGTGCGGGCGGAACAATCAGGCGACGAGGACGCGCAGCAATCAGAAGACCTCGCTCATCAGTGTACGCAGCAATGTTAATTACAGCGTCCTCAAGAGAGACTTCGTTCAGGTCAGCCGCAACGGTAGGACGGTTGGAGTTAGTTCCACCGTTTACCAGCGGGTGAGCTGTATTGAACAGCGTTACACCGTCACCAGATTGGTAAGTGTTGAAGCCATCGTTAAGAGGGTTAGCCGCCTTAACTTGCTTCGTGTAAGCCATACCTCGGGCCAGAGCTTTGGTATAACGAGCAGACAGAGAGTCATAGAGGTTATCCTCCATAGCTTCTTCTGTGATGCTGAATCCCATCGCAATGGTCTCGTGGTTGTAACGGGCAGTGAAAGATTCTTGTGCGGAATCATAAGAGATTGCGCTACCTTCAGCTTTCACAGGAGCCGCGCCGAAACCACTCAGCTTGACTTCTTCTTCAAACGAACGCTCAGATGACTCACTGTCGTAAATCATTGTGTGTTCGTCTTCGTACTTTTCGTACTCCAAACCAAATAGAGCATTAAGCCCCGGCAGGAGTTCCTTTAGCATTTGCGCTCTAGAGATAGCCATTTGCTAAACCTCCTTATGTGCCAGTGCCAGTAGCTTGTCTGTACTGATGCATACCTGAGTTAAAGATAACCAGAGCATCTGTATAGGCATCACCTACTGCACTATCTGGGCCGTCAACAAATTCCACAATTCGCAGAGGAAGAGTGTTAGTTGTTGCAGCGGTTGAACCATCCAAAGCATTCTTGCTTCGACCAATATCAGTTGAGCCAGAAGTCTGAACTACACCGATGTTGTTACCAAGATCAGTCTGAGCCAAAGACTCATCACTCTGCATCTTGAATACAGCATCAGGATCGTCCAGCACATAGGCAACAGCATCAGAAGCTACTGTTCCAGTGGGCCACATCTGAGAAAAAGTTTTCTGCTTAGTGTTAGGGTCTGTGTAAGCACATCCCATAAACACGCCAACAGGTGTCATAGTCGCAGTACCAGTGTCTTTTTCAATAACACCAGCAGCGACCATCTTTACAAAGTCGCCATAAAAGACGTTAGCAGCATAGCCACTAGCAATCTTAATATGCCGCACCTTGCCGGAGAAAGAACCGCTGGCAGACAAAGTGCCAACTGGTTCCGCTCCCATAGGGGTTGCGGTTGCAGCCATCGATAATCACCTCGATTGTTTAAGGCCGAACCTAATGGAATCAGCCTTTACCAAATTGAGTCCTCGTGGTGCGATCTGGTTTTAACAGAGGCATACG